GTCGCGCGCGATACGCCGGATGTCGAGTTTGATGACTTGCACAGTGCGTCCTCCCTGCTACCCGGCCCGTCTGAACGGGACTCCGGGAGCGAGTCTCTCGGGCACCGAAGTGACGCCCGAATAGCGCGCAGGAACCGGCGCATGCCAGCACCCGCAGTTGATCGTGACTGAGCCCGGTACCGCCTTCCCTTTTGCATCCCGCACGGCGCGAGGGTAGGCAATCCGATACACGCGCCCAGGCTTGTTCTTCGTCGACGGCGACTTCACGCGGAAGAACCCCTTCCACGGGACCGTCTGGCCGTGAATCGCCGCGTGCTCGCGGCGGTCAATGCCCGACCAGTACCAGCGCTTCGAAAGGCGCTGCTCTCGGGCGAGCTGGTTGAAGCTGGCGTCAGTAGCGATCGAGAAGAAACGGTTGACCTCGGTGCGATAGATCCGCTCGGCCTGGTAGGTCCACTTCTCGCCGCGGCCGAGCGCTGCGCTGATAGCGTCGATCGCCTTGTAGGTCTTCCCTTCGGCCCCCAGGATCGCGCGCTGCAGTGCGTTCCTGATTTCGGAGTGCATCTGCTTGGTCAGCCCCGCCTCTCCACCAACGAGATCAAGCGAAATGCCGAAGCTCGCGTTGAAGATTTCAGGCCTCGTTCCGATGAAGTCGACACCGAGTACTCCCACCTCTTCGATGAACTCTTCACCGAAGGCCTTGACCAGATCCTTGTGCAGCTTGTCAGCCAGCCGCATCCCCGATCGGAGCTCCACGCCCAGGTCGACGGCGAGCTGGTCCAAATCGCGCGCCATGCTGCCGAGCAGCTCGGGAATGACCGCCTGGTTCAGCGCGTAGTTGCCGGGGATAGAAGCGATCGTGTCTCGAGCGAAGCGACGGAAGCGACGCCTCATCCTGAAAAAAGCGCGCTTCTCGTTCAGCCGTTGCTCCCTGAGCAGCTCAGCCAAACGCGCCTCGTAGCGCGCTAGATCCTTGGGGGTCTTACGCGGCATCCTCTTCCGTCCCCGCCCCGCGGGCTGCCGGATCGTCCGTCTCGTCCCTCTGCTCATCGATCAGGCTCATCACCCGAGCCATGCGCTTGATCGGATCCTCCAAGCTGTCCTGTTCGGGCAGCGCGGCGAAATCGTCGGGCACTTCGAAGCCAGCATCGCGCAGGACCTCGAGCACCAGTGCGTTCGCGAGCTCACGCTGGATCAGCTTCTCGCTCACCGCGGCGAGGACGCTTTCGACCAGGCGCTTGACGACCTCGGTCCCGCGCGCCTTGTCACGGCCGCCGATCTCGGTGACCTGCATTTCGAAGTCGCCGATCTCTTTCGTGATCGATCCCTGCTGCCGGCGAAGCTGCAGGCTGACCTCGACGACGCGGTGGAAGGCCTCGCGCAGCTTGCGCTGCCTGCGCCGGAGACGGCGAAGCGGCAGCGCTTCCTGCGCCTGCGCCGTTGCCAGGTTCGCGTCAGCGCCGCTGCCCGACCAGTGCTCCGGGAACCCGAAGGCCCCGTAGATGTTCACGCGCAGGATCCGCTCGAGCTCTTCTGTCGTCTCCTGCGTGTTCGGCGGAGCCTTGTACTCGATCTCGATGTCTTTTCCGTGAGCCTTGACGGTGGGCCCTGTGGGCGGGCTGAGCAGGCCGAGCTCTTTCAGCTTGGTGCGCGCTTCCTCGGGGTTGCTGATGCCCTCGCCCGAGACGTCGATCAGGAGCTGCTTTAGCAGCTTCTCGCGCTCGAGGCTGACCCAGAGCAGCTCGTCGTGGATGTCGATGTAGTCGAGCACGGGAGCCAGCAGCGGCCGGCCGCGCGTCGCGCCCTCGGGGCGGCCCTCGAACATAGCGAACATCAGCCCGTGGACCTTCTCGCTGCCTGTCTTCTGGCGGCCCTCGCTGTCGAGCTGCTCGACGCTCACCAGGTAGCGCGCGTTGTCCTCGTCGCCGATACGCTCGATCCTCATCCCTTCGACGTAAGAGTCGAGCACGAAGTAGCGCAGCAGCTCCCCGCCGGCGCTGTCGCGGTTCTGAACGTGGACGTAGAGATCACGGCCGAGCTGGTCTTGCTCGACACGCTCGACGAGCTCCGGAGCGAGCCAGCCCATCTCGAGCGAGCCGTCCGCGGTGTTGAGCTCGCAAATGCCGAAGCGCTCGCCGTCGAGGTAGAGTGCCTCCGCCATTTCGCCCTGCCTCAGAGCAAGCCGGTTCCGATCGTCGAACCAGATTTCGTCAAGCTCCGCCTGGAGCTCGTCGTTCTTTTCGCCGCTCTCGAGCTTGGCCGCGATCGGCCGTAGCCCATCGTCGCCCAGCGCGAAGTCAACGTGAATGCTGACGATGTTCTGCGCGTCGCCCCGCAGCGCGAATGTCAGGTGCGAGAGCTTGCGCATCTCGGTCAGCTTGAGCGAGGGCAGGTCACGCGCCCCGTGCTTATCGGCATCGCCGCCCCCCGCCAGCGAGCGGAAGAGGGCGTGCGGCTGGTCAGGAATGTTGCTGTCCGGATCGTTCAAGCCGGCAACGTCCAGCAGCCCCTCGAGCCGGGATATCTCTTTCTTGAAGGTCGCCTGCTGTGTTGCGATCTCAGCCTGCCAGGCCTCCGAGCTCTCCGTGGTCGCCTTCTTCACGGCGCTCTCGACGAGGCTCTGCGCGGTGGACGCCCGCATCAGCCGTGGAACTCGATCGAAGATCGACATCGCTATCTCCTCCCAGCGCGACGCGCGGCAAAGGGATCGAAGCGGCCCCGCTCTTCGACCTGGTCGTGAGAGCTGGCACCGCCCGAGGGCGCACCGACGAGCGCGCGCTTGATGTAGGTCAGGGCCTTGACGAAGTCGATGTGCTTCGAGCTCGAGCCCGAGCCTTTGGGCTTCGTCAGGCGCATCTGGTCATGGTTGCGGATCTCGTATCGCGTGTGGCGGGCCTGCGCTTCCATCTCACGCCGGATCGGATCTGCGTTGGGGTCGGCCCTGTAGAACTTGACGTTGCCCGTGTTGATGCGAGCGAGTAGATCGTAGCAGTCCTCCGAAACGGTCGGGCTCGTCGCCTTGTAGGGCTTGACGATGGGGTGCCGGCGATGCACTTGGCCTGCAACGGCTTCGCCGACGCCGCGCGCGTCGATCACACCGCCCACGACGTTCCAGTGGCGGATGTGATCGCAGATCAGGTTCGAGACGTCCTCGTCCCCGTGTCCTGAATCGGTGAGCAAGCGGCCGGTGTACCAGTAACCAGCGACGACACGAACCATCGGATAGGGCCTCCAGTCGTCGCGCTGGTCGACCTCGAGAATCCAGATGATCGTCGAGTCGCGATCGGGCTCCGCCTCGCGCGTCCCCTCGTCGTCCAGGCCCTCTTCGCTTTCTCCGCCAATGTCGACGGCCATGAAGTACTTCATGCCCTGCCGCGGCCCCTCGAGCTGAGGGTGATCGCCCGAGAAGAGCACGCGGCGGTGCTGCTCCCGCAGATAACCACCGATAGCGGCGATCGGGATCAGCCGATACTGCGTGAGGATGACGGGGTGATCCTCGCCGAGCTCTTCGACGCGTGTTGCGTAGTGTGCAGCGTAGGCCGGCGAGAGCTCAGCGATCACCTCGGCCGGGAACTCGAGCAGCCGGTCAGTCCCGCGGGCCTTCTCGCGGTACTCGTGGAGCATGTCCGTCTCGTCGGCCGCCACGCCCCAGAGGATCGTCGGCGCGTTCGTGCTCGCCGTGAAAGGACCGAAGTCCTCTTCGAACTTGCCGGCGTCGACCTTGTGGGCCTCGTCGACGTCGAGCGCGATCGAGGCTGTCGCGCCTACCACCTGCGCAGTCGGGCTCGTCGAGAGGAAATGCACCTGCGCGTGGCCAACCTCGAAGATGTAGCCCTCGCGTCGACGCCAACGGCGCCGCAGCCAGGGAGTCGCCTTCAAGAAGAGCTCGAGGCGATGCTTGCTGTTGACGATCTGCGGCTTGTAGGTCGGTGCGGTGCGCACGAGGATCGAGCCCGGAACACCGGCGTAGGCGTCGAGCGCGCGCTTCTCCACCTGTGCGGCCGTCTCGTTCTTCCCGCCCTGCCTGGTGATGAGAACGGGGATCTTCTCGCCCTGGGGGTTGGCGATCGCGCGCTCAATCCTGTCGATGATCGCGCGCTGGTAGTTGCGCAGCACGCCCTTCGTCTCGTGAGGCATCAGCGGCCTCTTGAGCTGCCGGACTCTCGAGCGATCAAGGTGCCCGAACATGAGCGCGCGATCGTAGCTAGGGTCCGAGAGGGCCCGGCGACGCGCTAGCTGGAGCTTTGCCGCGCTAGCCATGCCTCGTAGGCCTCCATGTCCTCGTCCGCATCGCCGCCGATGCCTGACGACTCGATCTTGCTCTTGGCTTCCTCGAGCCGACGAATCGTCTCGGTGTGCTCACGGACGATGTCAAACCAAGGGCGGATCCGTGTGATCTCGACGCTGCCGTCCTGCTTCCTCGAGACGTTGACGGGCGCGCCGCCGTTCGGCTTGGCCTTCTGCTGCTCGAGCGCCCAGGCGAGGTTCGCGCGCGCGACGCGCAGCTCCTCGTCGAGTCGGCCAGCCTCTTCTGCGGCAGCGTGATAGACGTCGACAACGCTATCGACGATCCGCTTCGCGTACAGCCCGTTCTTACGCGGGGCTCCCCCGACTTCCTTGGGCGTGATCGCCTCGCCGTTTCGCTCGGCCTCTCGAGCCCGGGCTTGGACCTTGCCGCCGTGATAGTGGCAGTACTCGGCCCCGGGGAGTGCCCAGCCGTTACAGCGTTGCTTGCGTCGCTTCGACGTGGCTTTGCACCGACGCTCCGGGGGCGGGTGTCCGGGCTTTTGCTTGTCTGCCACCTGGTCATCCGTTGCCCCGCCAGCCCTTCGCGCTCTTCCCGGTGTACTCCTGCCAGCGTCGGACCGTGACGTCGCAGTAGCGCGGATCGATCTCGGTGAGACGACAGCGCCGGTTCGCGCGCTCGCACGCGATGAGCGTTGAGCCGCTGCCGGCGAACCAGTCGACGACCAGGCCGCCGACGTCCGTCGAGAGCTCGATCATCTTCTGGACCAGGTCAACCGGCTTCGCAGCGTTGTGCTGTCGATCGTCGCCGGTCGGTCGGTTGAAGCGCATCAGGTTCGGCGAGTGAACGGGGCGCTGCCCCGTCTTGCGGTTGCCCATCGCGGTCTGCTTGGGCAGGCGGGCGAAGAAGCCGACGAGCTCATAGGTGTTCGCGTAGTTGTTCCCGAGCCCGCTCGAGCCCTTGTCCCAGACGATGAGGTTCTTCGGTGTCAGGCTCGTGCGCTTCGTCATCTCCCACCACGAGGCCCACGAGCGCCAGTCGCAGCAGATGTAGGCGTGGCCGAAGAGCTTGAGAGCGGAGACGCTGGCCGCGAGGATCTCCTGGAAGAAGGGCCTCGCGATCTTGTCGTCGGTGATGTCTTCCGCCAGGCCCGAGGAGCTGCCGTAGATCGCGTAGGGCGGATCCGTCCAGACGCAATCAGCCCGAGAGCGGCCGAGCAGAGCCTTGCGGACCTCGGCGTCGGTCATATCTCCGCAGACCAGGCGGTGCGCGTCGAGCTCGATCACGTCTCCGGGCTGCGCGTAGATCGTCTGGTCCTCGGGCTCCTCCGGCTGCGCGTCGGGGTCCGGCTCGTCCTCGCCCTCCGGCGGCTCGAGATCGAGACCGGCCGCTTCCAGCGCCGAGTCGATCTCGCCGGCCGTGAAGCCGGTCGCCTGCAGGTCGACGCCCCCTTGATCGAGCTCGGCGAGCAGCTCGCCCAGGAGCGCCTCGTCGAAGCTGCCCCCAATCCGATTGAGCCGGAGATTCAGGTCCCGCTCCTGGAGCTCCTCGAGCTCGACGAACACGACGGGCAGGCTCTTGAATCCGAGGAGCTGCGCCGCCTTCACGCGGGCGTGCCCGCCGACGATCCGGTTCGTGGCCTGGTTGACGATGATCGGCTGAACGCAGCCGTAAGACTCGAGCGAATCGCGCAGGCCCTGGAGCTCAGCCTTGGAGATGGAGCGCGGGTTGTAGGGCGCCTCCATCTTCGCCAGCTTCGCGACCGCCACCTGCTTCGTGTCCACCTCTCGAGCTCCCGCGGTGACCGCCGCGCCAATGAGGGGGTCTATGAGGCTTCATTGGCGAAAACCGTGCGATCACGGAGCGGAGATAACACGCTGCTTCGGGCTTTTGCAAGCAGCTCCGGAAACTAACTGGCTGGCTAGGTGGGCTCAGTCGGTGAGCTGGGGCTGTTTGGAGGGGCCTCTTGTGGGGGTCTTTTGGGGGTGCGAGGACATTCGCTTTTGGGGGTGCAGCGGCTCAAACCTTCGCCTTAGATTTCCCCCACCTTTGGAACGCGAAGGTGGGGAAGACCTAAAGCGTGGTGTCGATTGGTAGTTAGGTAGGGTCTTCCCCACCTTCCCCACCTTTCGAGGTACTGATCGCTGGGGAAACGCTGATTCGGCATATTCACCTACTTTTTCTTATTCTCTTATCTTCTATATAAAAAAGGTGGGGAAGGTGGGGAAATAAGAATAAGAGGCGTGTTTTCAGTGATTTAAGGACCCCACCATTAGGTGTTGCCGCAGTGCGTCTATGGTGGGGGAGCTTTCGCAAGTCCTGTGTTTGCAGTGCTTTAGCTCCCCCACCTTCGCGTAAGTCTATGACTCTTCAGGGTTTACGGAAACGCCATCAGAGGGCTCGCTTTCGCCCCTTTCGTCGTCGCCGAAGACGCGCTCGCCGCCTCCTCTCGAGTGCGTCGCCAGGAGCTTGTCGGCCTGCTCTTCGGTGAGCCCGAGACGCTCGAGCGTGCCGGCCTCGCGGGCCTCTTTGATGGCCTGTATCACCTGGTCGATCAGCTCGGGAGGGCCGATCATGAGCTCCTGGGGTGGGGTGTATTTCGCTGTTCTCACTTGGCTGACCAGCGTCTCGTATGCGCGTTCGAAGGCGGGGGGTTCCGATCCGCGCTTTGACAGCTCGGTCGCGAACGCGATGAATGCGTCGTGGAGCTCTTTGTGCTTCGCGCGGATCGGTGCGCCTCGCTCTGGGAAGCCATCTCTCAGCGATTCGCGCGCCCTGCTCAGATGGATCACGGCCTGCCCTAGCGCGCTCGTGAACATCCCCAGGGTGTGCGAGCTGAGGCCGAGACTTACGTGGGCAAGACGTCCGGCGAGCGTGACCGCGCTGCGGAGCTGCTGGATTCGGTCCTCGACCTCGTCGAGCGTGGTGCCTTCTTCGAGCTCACCGATCGCCAGGAGCTCGTCGGCTCCGGGCATCCAGCCGTAGATCCTCTCGAACTCGAGCAGTTCCTCGTCTGAGAGCGGCGAGGGGAGCGGCCAGGGCTCCAATGGATCATCCTCGGGGGGCTCGGGGGGCTCCGGCTCGTCATCCTTGCCGCCCTCGATCAGCGTCAGCGCCGCGCGCTTCTCCTCCGGGCTCAGGGCCTCGAGCTCGAAGCGCCGCTCGAGCAGCTCACTGACGGTCAGCAGGCCTTGGGCCAGGTTGCGGACGTCGTGCTCCAGTCGTTTGAAAGACTCCCCGAATTCGAGGATTTTCGTGCTCGTCACGCGCACCGCAGCCAGGGCTGCGCGCAGCGCTTTCTGAGGGTCGTGCGTCGTCTCGTCTGCCATCGAACTCTCCTTGTGTGTCCCCTTCCGGGGACGGTGGAAGATTCCGGACCAGGTCGCCTCAAACTGGTCCACCAGAAACAGGCCCCAGGGGCTCCTGTGTGCCCTTCTGTGGGCCCGGTGGCCTTGGTAGGGCCGGACGTCGCGAAATCTGGCCAGCGCGCA